ACGCCGACGCAAACATCGGTGCGGAGACGGCGCAAGTTAATTTTCCCGCCAACTTTGTAGACGGCATCGGGCATTTCACTGATGCGGGGCACACCATCCTGGCCAGCTTGATGACTGCGGGCGTGAGCTCGATGACGTTTTCTGGCTTCAAGCGACGCCCCCCGCAAATGAATGGCGGCATCCCTGATCTATCTGGAGGAACACTGTGAGCAAACTCATCGTCACCAAGGGCGCAACCAGCAACAGCGTCGCTGTTTTCATTCGCGACAGCTCATCGAGCACGGGCGCGGGTCTGACCGGCTTGGCCTACAACACCGCGTCGCTGGTGGCCAGCTATGTGCGGCCCGGCGCGGCGCGCACTGCCATCACGCTGGCCACGCAAACCGTCACTGGCGCCTACAGCAGCGGCGGTTTCGTCGAGGTCGATGCCACAAACATGCCGGGTGTGTACCGGCTCGATGTGCCAAATGCTGTTTTCGCCACCGGCGTGAACTCTGCCGTTGTGATGCTCAAAGGCGCGACCAACATGGAGTCGTGCGTGATGGAGTTCGGTCTCCAAGCAGTCGATTTGCAAGACGCGGTGCGCGGCGGGCTGACGGCGCTGCCCAACGCAGCCGCGGCTGCTGCTGGCGGGCTGTTCACGCGCGGCACCGGTGCGGGGCAAATCAACCAAGACGCTAACGGCCGCATCGATGTCAACATCGTCAACGCGGCTGTCAACACCATCAACGCCTCGGCGCTGGCGACCGATGCGGTCACCGAGATCCAAAGCGGCTTGGCCACGTCGTCCGCCTTGACGACGGCTCAAACCTCGCTCACCGACATTCAGGGGCGCATCCCGGCGGCACTGGTTGGCGGGCGCATGTCGTCCGATGCGGTGGCCATTTCTGGCAGCACGGTTTGTGCCGACAACCTGCAAACCGCGTTCGACGACACGGCGGGCGCTGTGCCGTGGACTGGCATCATCGATCAAGGCACGGCGCAATCGGCCACCTCCACCACGCTGGTGCTGCGGGCTGCCGCGGCATTTGCCAACAGCGAGCCCATCGGTTCGGTCATCACCATCACGGGCGGCACCACGGGTGTGGGGCAATCGCGCCAAATCACGGCCTACAACGGCGCAACCGACACCGCCACGGTGGATGCGTGGACCACCACGCCCACGGGAACCATCACCTACAAAATCGTGGCGTCTCCGCCGGCACCAGTCACATTGCCGCAGGTCAACACCACGCAGTTCGCGGGGCAAACGATCACCGCTGCGGCCGGCGTTACCTTGCCCAGCACGGTGGCCAGCCCGACCAACATCACCGCAGGCACCATCACCACGGTCACAAACCTGACCAATGCGCCCACCGCGGGCGATTTCACCGCGGCCATGAAAGCCTCGATCAACGTCGAGGCACTCGATGTGCTCAACACCGACACCTACGCTGAGCCTGGCCAAGGCGCCCCGGCGGCCACCACCACGCTGGCCACCAAGATCGGCTACATCTACAAGTTCCTGCGCAACAAGGTCACGCAAGACGCCACCACGTTCAAGGTATACGCCGACGACACCACCACGGTGGACCAGAAGGCGACCGTCAGCGACGACGGAACCACCTTCACACGCGGCGAAATCGCCACTGGCCCGTAACAAGGGAGCTGCTCCATGGCACTCGACACCGCCGTCAAGCGATCCTCGGCGATTGGCATCGGTGCGCCTCCGCGCGCACGTTTGCCAATCCCCGATGGCGCCGTGGCGGCGGGCGACCGGCAGTTCCTGGGGTGGCTGTATTCGGGCGTGTTGGCCAGCGCGCCCACCAGTTCGGTCAATCGAGCCTCGGCGATCAATGTCGGCTCGCCGTGGCGGCCCAGCCTGCCGCTGCCCGATGGCGCCATCACGGCACGCGACCGGCAGTTTCTGGCGCGCTTGTATGCCGGCGTGTTGGCCGGCGGCACTGGGGCTACAGCTACGGCCGCGGCCGGTGTGGCGACTGTCAGCGCGGTGGGTTCATCGATTGCCGCCGCCACTGCCACGCCTGCGGCTGGTGTTGCCACCGTCAGCGGCACCACGCCGGGCAGCGGAGCCACAGCCACGGCCGCCGCTGGCGTGGCGACCGTCAGCGCGGTAGGTTCTTCGGTTGCTGCCGCCACCGCCACCCCTGCGGCTGGTGTTGCCACGGTTAGCGGGGCCACACCGGGCAGCGGCTCCAACGCCACGGCCGCCGCCGGTGTTGCCACGGTCAGCGCTATTGGCTCTTCCGTCGCGGCGTCTGTGGCAACGCCCGCAGCGGGCATTGCCGCAGCGTCAGCGATGGGCACATCCACGGCAGCCTCGGTGGCCACGCCTGCGGCTGGGCTGGCCACCGTTTCTGCCACGACGCCGGGCACCACGACGCCCGCCAATGCGGTGGCTGCGGCCGGCGTGGCCACCGTATCGGCGGGTGCCTCTTCGGTGGCGGCATCAAGCGCCAGTGCAGCCGCTGGCATGGCCGCGGTATCGGCCGGCGCCGCATCGACTGCGGCGAGTGTGGCCACCCCTGCCGCAGGCGTGTCAGTGACATCTGCGCGATCCGGGAACGCCTACCCGGTGTCGGCGGCGCCCATGGGTCGCCGACTCCAAACCACCAGCCGATCCGGCAACAACAACAGAAGCCGCTGACATGACGCTCAAACTCATTGCTGGCCCGGCATCCGAGCCCATCACGCTCGAAGAGGCCAAGCTGCATTTGCGCGTGGAGCACACGGCCGACGACACGCTCATCACCGCGTTGATCCAATCGGCGCGCCAGCAAGCCGAGCACCTGCTGCACCGCCCGCTCGTCACGCAAACCTGGGAGCGTGTGCTCGACGCGTTTCCGCCCGTCGAGCTGGAGCTGGGCATGCCGCCGGTGTCCACCATCGTCTCGGTGAAATACATCGATACCAACGGCATCGAGCAAACGCTGAGCCCCGGTCTGTATTCGTTCGATGCCGACTCCGAGCCCGGTTGGGTGCTGCCTGCGGTCGATACCGATTGGCCCGACACGCTCGACACCTCCAACGCCGTGCGCGTGCGTTTCACGTGCGGCTATGGCGGGGCCTCCGATGTGCCGGAAATCATCAAGGCGTGGATGAAGGTCAGCATCGGCACCATGTACAAAGTGCGCGAGGGCGTGGTGGTCGGCGTGACCGTGACCGATGTGCCGGGCCGCTTCATCGATGGACTGCTCGACCCTTACCGGTACTACGGATGATCAACGCCGGCCAGTACGACCAGCGCATCACGCTGCAACAGCGCGTCTCCACCATCGATGCGCTTGGCCAAGAGTCGCAATCGTGGATCGACGCGTCCACCGTGTGGGCCAAGGTGCGCCCGCTCAAGGGGCGAGATTTCTTTGCCGCAGCCCAGCAGCAAGCCACCATCGATGTGCAGTTCTGCATTCGCTACCGCGTCGATGTCGATGCCACTTGGCGCGTGCTGTGGGGCGGCGTGGCCTATGAGGTGGTGGGGCACCCGGCCAATGTCTACGGTGCCAACGAAGAACTCGAAATCAATGCAGTGAGGGGCGTGCGCGATGGAATTTGAAGCCAAAGTCACCGGCATTCCCGATCTGAAGGAGGCGCTGGCCAGCATCGCACCGAAGCTGCGCAAGCGCGCATTGCGCAACGCGCTGGCGGCGGGCGCACGCATCGTGCGCGATACCGCGCGCTCGCGTACGCCAACGCTCAAAACCACCACCTATTCGGGCCTGTCGGCCATCCGCCGCGGAGTACGCAAGCCGGGCACGGTGCGCCAAGCCCTCAGCGTGCGCACCAGCAAGCAGGCAAGCCGTGCCGGCGATGTGGGCGTGTTCGTGAGCGTTCGGCCCGCCAAGGTAGGCCAGCGCGGCGCCAAGAGCCCCAACGATCCGTATTACTGGCGGTTCATCAACTTCGGCACCATCAAGCAGCGCGGCTCCAACTTCATGGAGGCGGGGGCTGCCGTGCTGGGTCAGGCACTGGACAAGTTCATCTCGGTGATTGGCCCGCAAATCGAAAAACTCAACGGTGGAAAGAATGTCGAGCTATGAGCGCTGAAGCCGATTTTCGTGCGGCACTGGCGGCCTATTCGCCGCTCACCGCACTGGTGGGAACGCGCATTGCGCAAAACGCCGCCAAACAAGGCGACGCCGCACCCTTCGTGGTGTTCACCGCCGAGCACGACCGCACGCTCGGCCTCGACAATACGCTGCTCGCCGACCGCGTGACCTTCTCCGTGCAGTGCTGGGCGGCCACCGCCGTGGCTGCTGACGCCATTGCTGAGGCCGTGACCTCCGCACTGGCGCCTATCTTTGTGCCCGTGCTTTCCAGCGCCACCGGCTACGACCCCGAAACCGGGCTCGATGCCGTGATGCTCACGATCGATTGGTTCATTGTGTAGCCACCGCGCACCCCTTCGCCGGCCCGCCATTTGAGCGGGCTTTTTTATTTCCGCAACATAGGAGTCAAACAAAATGACCACAGCAATCGGCCGCAACGTGCGGCTCGAAGTCGGCCTGACCTACAGCGCCGCCAAGACCGTGACCGCCGTCACCAAGGCCAACCCCGGCGTTGCGACCAGTGCCGCGCACGGGCTGGCCAATGGCGCGGTGGGTTATTGGTCCGTCGCCGCCGGCATGGTGGAGCTCGATGGCCAAGCCACCCGCGTCTACAACCAGGCCACGAACACGTTTGACCTGCAAGGGTTGGACACCACCAACTACAGCACCTTCACCGCCGGCACCTTCACGCCGGTGGCCACATGGGGCACCGTCAGCGAGGCGGCCGGTTTCAACGTGGGCGGCGGTGCGGCCAACCTGCTCGACGACACCCGCCTGACCGATGCCAAGACCAAGAACGTGAACGGCCTGCTCGGTGCGCAAAACGTGTCGATCTCGATCAAGAGCCCCACCATCAATGGCACCGCGCTCGACTTCATCGAAACGGCAGCCCGCAACCAAACGATCTGCGTGTTCCGCATCACGCTGCACGATGGCAATGTGCGCGTGTTCAAGGGCGTGCCTTCTCTGGCGGGCGAGTCGCTGCAATCGGGCGGCCTGAGCGATGGCACCTTCACCGTCACGGTCGATGGCTGGGTGCTCAAGGGCTTGGCGTGATGAGCAAGGCACTGATTGCGCAGATTCTGGCGCAGCGCGAAGCCTGGGTTGATTTGGAGCCCGGCAAGCGGGCGAAGATTCGCAGGCCGCCAGAGTCTGACTTTTACAAGTTGCGCGGCGAGCTGTCGATCGACACCATCCTCGCCTGCACGGTGGACTGGGACGGCTTCATAGAGGCCGACCTGTTACCCGCTGGCGTGGGTGGCGGCAGCGCAGTGGCCTTCGACGCCGAGCTGTGGTGCACGGTCGCCAGCGACCGCACGGAGTGGCTGGCGCCGCTTTCCTCCGCCTTGATGGGGCTGGTGATGGCGCACGTCGATAAGAAGGCCGAAGCCGCAAAAAACTCACCCGCCTCCTAGACGCGCAAGCCGGCATCGTCTATGAGGGTGAAGAAGCGCCTCCTATCGATGAAGCGGAAACGCTGGCCATCAAAGCCTGGAACTACTTGAGCAACGGGCAGGGCGGATTCGATTGGGCCGGTCTGCCTGTGGTGGTTGCGCTGCTCGGCGTGCGCGATGTAGAGGCGCTGGTCAATGCACTGCTGGTCATCAAGTTACATCGACCCCCGAATGAACAGGACTAATTCATGGCAGCCGCAACCCTCACCATTGATTTGATTGCCAAGCTCGCCTCGTTCGAGGAGGGGCTCGGCAAAGCGGCTCGCCTGTCTGAAAAGACGGCGTCGCAGATCGAGAGCTCGTTCGCCGGCCTGAAAAAGAATGTGGAGACATTGGGGAAGGCGCTGGGCCTGGCCTTCTCGGTCGGCGCGATCAAAGAATGGTTCTTGGTCACTGCCGAGGGCATCGAAAAGCTCAAGGATTTGAAAGACGCGACGGGCGCGAGCATCGAGAACATCAGCGCGCTGGAAGATGTGGCGCTGCGCACCGGCAACAGCTTCGAGAGCATGGCTGCTTCGTTGGTAAAGTTCAACAAGGTGTTGACCGATGCAACTCCAAACAGCGAGGCCGCAGAGATATTCAAGAAACTCGGCCTCAATGCGGCCGAGCTAAAGCGCATCGATCCGGCTGAGGCTCTGCATCGTGCGGCCATTGCCTTGTCTCAGTATGCAGACGATGGGAACAAGGCGCGTGCTGTTCAAGAGTTGTTCGGCAAGAGCGTTCAGGAGTTTGCGCCGTTTCTCAAGGAGCTTGCCGAGCAAGGCGAGCTCAACGGAAGAGTTACGACAAAACAGGTCCAAGAGGCCGAAAGATTCAACCATCAGCTCGCCGAACTAAAAAAGAATTCTCTTGATTTTTCGCGCTCGATCGTCGGGGATGCAATCCCAGCATTGAGCAAATTGATCGAAAGATTCCAAGAGGTCCGCAAGAATGGTGACCTGATGAAGGAATCGCTCAAAAGCGTTCTGACATTCTCGCCAGCCTTGAGCACCTATCGCGCACTCTTCCCCGGCGACAAAGACGCCCATGGCGCGTCGGGGTCCTTTGGATCAGCAGGCGGTGTAACGGGTTCGTTTGGAAACCCTGATCCGGTGGATGCTCGGCCTGCCATTGGAAAAATAGAGACGGCGGATGAGCGCGCAGCGCGCCTGAAAAAAATTGCCGATGCAAAACACCATTTCAAGGAACTCCTAGACGCGGCCCCATCCTCGAAGTTGGAGAGTGCCCGCAAGGACATGCTGCTGCTGGCGGCGGCATTCGAGCGCGGAACGATCACCGCCGACAAGTTCAGCGAGGCCGCCCAGGCCAGACTTGGAACGCTGCCTGATAAATACAAGGACATGGTCGAGGCGCAAAAGCATTTCGACGACTTGCTGGCGGCCACTCCAACGGCGAAGCTTGAAGAGGCACGCAAAGACATGCTGCTGCTGGCCGCCGCATTCGAGCACGGGACGATTACGGCAGACCAATACACCGAGGCAGCGCAAGCCCGTCTCGGGACACTGCCCGACAAGTACAAGGAAATGGCCGACGCACAAAAGCACTTCGACGACATGCTCGCCGCCACGCCCACGGCCAAGCTTGAAGAGACGCGCAAGGACATGCTGCTGCTCGCCGATGCGCTGGAGCGCGGCGCCATCACGGCAGACCAATTCACCGAGGCCGCGCAAGCCCGGCTTGGCATCGACAAGTTCAAAGACGCGGTCGATGACATGAGCAAGTTTGCCGAAGAGGCGGCGCGCAACATTCAAGACGCCCTCGGAGACACCATCTACGGCACTCTCAGCGGAAAGTTCGACGACATCGGCGCCCGCTGGACCAACCTGCTCAATCGCATGGCGTCTGAAGCATTGGCCGCGCAGATCGGCAAAAGCTTGTTTGGCGACTTCGCCAAGACCGGCGACTTCGGCGGCATCTTGGGCGACCTGTTCAAAGGATTTTCTGGCACCGGTGGCGGCGCTTCCGCGGGCGGCAGCACGGGCGACTTTGCGCGGCTCGACCGCATGTTGCCCGCGGCCAATGGCCACGTGTTCGGTGCCGATGGGTTGATCACCGCGTTTGCTTCGGGTGGCATTGTGAGCTCGCCCACGCTGTTCGGTTTTGGCGCGGGCCGCACCGGGCTGATGGGCGAGGCCGGCCCCGAGGCCGTGGTGCCGCTCATGCGGGGCAGCAACGGCAAGCTGGGCGTGGCGAGTGGAGGCGGCCGTGCCGTGACCGTGAACTACAGCCCCACGATCCATGTCGATGCCCGCACCGATCAGGCGCAGGTGGCTGAGATTGCGGCTGAGGTAACCCGGCGTGGGCAAAAACAATTGCTCGACCAGTTGCATGCGTCGGGAGTCGTCTGATGGCCATCATCACCATGCCCACCACGCTGCGGCCCGCCGAGTTCGGCATGTCGCAGGTGCGCTACGACATGATCGAGGCGAGCGACGCTACAGGCGCCGAGGCCGCGCGCTTGTTCGGCCCGCCGCGGTGGGCCATGAGCATGTCGAGCGGCGACGCGATGACGCTCACCGAATCGGGCAAGTGGGCTGCGATGCTGTTGCAACTGCGAGGCCGCGTGAACGTGCTAGCCGCGTTCGACCCGGTGCGCACCGCGCCCGAAGGCACCTTGCGCGGCTCGCCGCGGCTGGCGGCCGATGTGGCAGCGGGCGCCACCACGTGCACGCTGATTGGCGGCAGCAATGGCACGCTGTTGGCTGGAGACGCCTTGCAGATAGGCACTGGCTTGGGCAGCAGTCAGGTGGTAAAGCTGGTGGCCGATGCCACTTCTTCGCCGGCCACACTCACCACCATCGTTTGGCAAAACGCCACCCCGGCCACGATTGCCTGGCAAAACGCCAGTTTGCAAACGGTGACGTGGGGCGATACCGGCACGATTGGCATTACCTTCGAGCCGCCAGCGCGCTACGCCTACCCGCAAGACACCACGGTCACGTGGGACCGCCCAATCACCTATTGCCGCATGCAAAACGAGCGTGCGAGCTGGAAGTTCAACTCACGGGGCCGGCGTAAAGAGGGCGGCTATGCCGTCGATCTGCTCGAAGCCTTCACCTGATTCACCGTACCCATTGCAAGGCCGCCTCCGGGCGGCTTTTGCGCTTCTGGAGCCAGCATGACACAACATCTTTTTGCGTCGGACAACCCGGCGAGTTTGGCGAACCTCGACGCGAATTTCTCGCAGATTTACGCTCTTCGCGAGTTGATCTCTGATCCGAGTTATACGGCGGCCGTGACGCGGATTGCGATCGACTCTAGTGGCAGGATTGGCATTGGCATCAGCACGCCGGCCTGCAAACTGCACGTCGAAGGGACATCGCCTGAAATTCGCTCCAGTGGACTGGCGGGTTCAACGGCAATTCTGAATCTTGTCAGCGTTGGTGTCTTCTCGTGGAGCCTGAATGGTTCTTCATCTCTGATATTCAAGCGAGACGCCACGGAGTTGGCCCGATATGACTCGGCTGGCAATTTCATGGTCGGCACGACCAGCACAACCCCGAATCCCGGCTTCGCTGTCAGCCCTACAGGGTCTGTTTCTACGGGCAATTCTGCTGGCGGGACTGGCTGGTTGTTCCACTCGTTCATTCGATCTGGCACGACGATTGGTTCAATCGCGCAGTCTGGCACCACGGCCGTGCTCTACAACACAACATCGGACGCGCGCCTCAAATCCAACATCGTCGATGCACCAGATGCTGGTGCAGTGATCGACGCCATACAGGTCCGCTCATTCGACTGGCAAGGTGCGCCCGACGAACACGTCACGCACGGGTTCGTGGCACAGGAATTGGCGGAGCACGCACCTCAGGCCGTGAAAGTTGGCGATTCCGGCGATGTGGTGACTGACGCCTGGGCCGTAGACCCCTCCAAGCTCGTGGCGCTGCTGGTCAAAGAGGTGCAGTCTCTGCGGTCTCGCGTGGCTGCCCTTGAGGCGCTATGAGTCTCACCCTCGACGGCCCGGCCAGCAGCCAGATTGCGGCCGCTGTGCGCGGTGCGCATTGGCTGATCGAGATGGATTTCACCACGGGCACCGAGCGCGTCACCACGGCGCCACTCGACATCACCGGTGGCGGCAACACCTACGTGGGCCTGGGAAATCTGGTGGAGGTGGCCGCTGTCGCGGAAAGCGAAGACTCTTCGGCGGCCAAGCTGACCATTGGCATCACCGCAGCAAACAGCGCCTGGCTGGCGTTGGCCGTGGGGAGCGTGGACACCTACCGAGGCCAGCGGGTGCGCCTGTATCTGCAACTGCTCGACGAAACATTCCAGCCGGTGGGGGCCATGGTCAGACGCTGGGGCGGCTACATGGACAAGGTGCAAATCACGCGCCGCAACGCAGAGGGCGGTGCGGGTGGGTCTGGCCGCATCGAACTGCAATGCAGCCGTGCCGGCATGGCCCGCCTGCGCAAAGCGCAGGGCCTGCGCCACACGCACGCCCAGCAGTTGCAGCGGTTCCCTGGCGACATGGGGCTCGAGTACATGCAAACGCTGATCGAGCAGCCGTCGCTGTGGATTTCCAAGAAGTTTCAAGAGGTTTAGCGGTGATGGGCGTGGCATCGCGTTTGAGTGCCTACGCTGCGGCGCACGGCCCGCGCGAATTCGATTGGCAAGCGGCGAACTGTTGCCACTTTGCGGCGCGTTGGGTAGCCGCTGAAACCGGCGTGGACCCGATGGTTGATTTGCCTGCCGTGGCCAGTGCGCGCGCTGCGCAGAGATTGATTCGCACGCTGGGGGGTTCGTTGGTGGCTGCGTGGTCGCGGCAATTGGGGCGAGAGCCCATATCGCCATTGCTGGCACAGACAGGGGACATCGTGCGCGTGCCAATCGACGACAACAAAGACGAGGCCATTGGCATTTGCTCGGGACGCACCGCCATGATTGTGGCGCGCGATGGCGGCGTGGTGCACGTGGGCCTGCAATTCGCCACGCACGCATGGAGGCTGCCTTGATGCGTGCGCTGGCTCTACTGCTCTTGTTGTGCCCCGTAGCTGCAATGGCAGCGCCATTGATCCCGGTGATTGCGGGGTTGGCGCTGGCATCGACCACGGCGTTTTATGTGGCCACGGTGGTGGTGGCGGTTTACTCCTCGGTGCAGGCGCGCATTGCGGCGCGCAGAGCGGCTTCGCAGGCGCGGGCGGCCTACAACGCAGGACTCTCCGACCGTTCGGCCACCGCGCTGCAAGCCGAGCCGCCATGGCGCGTGGTTTACGGTCGCGCCATTGTGGGTGGCGACATCGTGGCCATTTTCACCAGCGACAAGACGGCGAGCCGAGAGGACGGCACCAGCTACACCAAGCCCGACGCCTACAAGCACCTGGTGATTGCGATTGCGGCACACGAGTGCGAGGCGATCAATGAAATCTACATCGGTGGTGTGCCGCTGGGCGCGCTCGATGGCAGCGGGTGGGTGACGGGCGGAGACTTTTACTTCACGCGCACCGATACGCGCTACAAAGCCATCACCGGCCCGGGTTCGGTAACGGTGCCCGAGCCGGTGGCATCGATCATCGATTCGTACATTCGAGCGGGCGACTCCACGCTGGACGTGACGGTCACTCTCTCCAGCGGCAACACGGTGATTACCGCCACAGACACCGCCACGGTGCATGTGGACTACACCACCGTGGTGGAGCTCAAGCGCGTGCGCGCCAGCGTGCACTTGGGAACCGACTCGCAAACGGTGGACACATACCTCAACAGCGTGAAGCCCACCGAGTGGGACTCGACGCATCGATTGCGCGGCATTGCGTATGCCGTTGTCACCCTCGATCTGGAGGATCAACGATTCCAGGGTGGGCCGCCTCAGATCACATTCGATGTGTCGGGCCGCAAGATTTACGACCCGCGCACGAGCACCACGGCCTACAGCACCAACCCGGCATTGTGCGTGCGCGATTTCCTCACCGCGCCCTGGGGCTACGAGGTGTTGGACGATGAGGTGAACGAGGCTGCGTGCATCGCCGCGGCGAACGCCTGCGATGCGCCCATCACCGTGACCGTGGGCGCGCTGGTGAATGTAGATGTGCCGACCTACACCTGCAACGGGGCGTTCACCACGGCCGAGAGCAAGGAGAGCGTTTTGCTCGACCTGTGCGAATCTATGGCCGGCGTGGCCACCTATGGCGCCGAGTGGTCTGTTCACGCAGGGGTGTGGACCGTGCCGGTGATGGACCTGACCGACGATGACCTCGACGGCCAGATCGAGATTGTGCAGGCCGGTGTGGGGCTCGACGATTTGTTCAACGGCATACGTGGCAGCTACATCGACTCCGGCAAGAGCTCGCCCACCGATTTCGACCCCTATCAAAACGCCACGTTCTTGGCGGCCGATGGGCAAGAGCTGTGGGAGGACCGGGCGCTTCCGTTCACGAACAACAAGGCGCGCTGCAAGAACCTGGCGCGCATCTTTGTCGAGCAGGCTCGGTCGAGCCAGATCATTCGCTATCCGGCCAAGCTCATTGCCTGGCCGCTACAAGTGGGCGACCGCGTGACGGTGACCAGTGCCGAGTATGGCTTCGACACCAAAATCTACCGCGTCACCGATTGGCATTTTGACCTGCGCTCGGCGGTGGTGCTCACGCTGCAAGAAGACGACGCCACCATCTACGACCTGGCCGATGCAGCCACGGCGGACCCGACGCCCAACACCAACTTGCCAAACCCGTGGATCGTGTCGGCGATCACGGGGCTTGCTGCCACCAGCAGCGCTTCGACCATGGTCAAGAGCGGTGCGGCCACGCTGGTGCCGCGTGTAGATGTCACGTGGGACGCCATCGCCGATGCCTACGTGAGCGATGGCTCGGGGCGCATTGAGGTGCTTTGGCGTGCTGGGAACAAGCCTTGGCATCAAGTCAATGTGCCGGGCGACGAAACCAGCGCGAGCTTGGTAGGCATGTCGCACGACGATCGGATCGTGATCGAGGTGCGTGCGGTGAACGGCCTGGGAGCTGTGGGGCCGAGCACGTTTCTTGGGCATTCGACAGTGGGGGCCGCGTTGATCGACACGCCCCAACTGGCGCCAAACGCAGCAACCGAGGTCTATTCGACGACGCCGAGCGGGGCGGTCACGATCACCGGGCAGGCTCACACGCCCGATGGGTTCAATGCATCTTGGAACACGCAGATCACGACGGTCTCATTCACGCCGAGCCAAAGCGGCAACGCGCAGGTGTTCTTCGATGGCCGCGGGAACTACACCGAAAGTGGCGTGGCTGCTGCTGGGCCGGCTTGGTCGATCCAAGACAGCGCTGGCACTGGCACCTATGACGGCTGGAAGCGCATCGACACCTTCATCGCAAAGTCAACGACCGCATCGTTTTCGATGGCGACAACGCGGACCATTCCTGTGACGGGTGGCACGACCTACACATTCGCCGTGTATGCACACAAAAGTTCGGCTGGCGACACGTTCACGGTGGACAACATGCAATTGCGCGTCGAGGTCGTGAAGGCTTGACAGCCAGTTTTATTGACAACCCCAACCCGCTGCGGCGGGTTTTTTATTGCCCAAAGGATCCCCGCCATGAGCCTCCCGCAGCTCCCTCAAGACAAAGCCAATCACGTGATTTACGGGTTGGCGCTGTTCGTCGTTTCAGCCTATGCCACGCGCTGGGTGGGGCGGCCCGATTGGGCGAACGCGATGGGACTTTCGATTGTTTGCGCGGCCGGCGCGTTCAAGGAGTTTGACGACTGGTTGCTCAACCGCATGGATGTGGCGGCCGGTTTGCAGCCGCGGCACAGCGTGAGCATCTTCGACTGGCTGGCCACGGTGACGGGTGGGCTGATGGGGGTGCTTGCTGCGGTGGGGGGTGTGTGATGGATCGATCCAAAGAATCTGCGCACCACGAATGGGCGGAAATCGAGCTGCGACTCAACTGCGCCGAAAAACGCATGGAGTCGATGGAGAGAAAGATTGACACCAACACGACCATCATCTCCGAGGTGCGCGAGCTGATGGAGGTGGGGCGCCTGGGCCTGCGTGTGCTCGGCTGGATGGGTGTGTTGGTCAAATGGCTGGGCACGATTGCTGCGGCTGCCATGGCAATTTATGCGGCGATTGCCGCCATCACTCACGGCGGCGATGTGCCGAAATGACCATGATCACACTGAGCGATTACTGGATGGGCCGAGACGAGCTCTACCCGCTGGCGATGACGCCGCAGATCGAGCACAACGCGCTGATCATGATCGACCTGGCCAACCGGCTGTTGACGCTGGCCAAGGGGGCGGGCGTGCAGGTGCGAGAGATGCCCAACGGTGGCGTGGTGACCAGCGGATGGCGACCGCCTGCGATCAACGCAGCCACACATGGCGCATCGCCCGCATCGAAACACATGACCGCGCAGGCGATTGACCTCTATGACCCGAGCGGGCGGCTCGATATGTGGATGTCCGCCAATCAGCAGGTGCTCAAAGATTTGGGGCTGTGGCAGGAACACCCGAGCGCAACACCCAATTGGGCGCACGTGCAATCGGTGCCGCCGGCATCGGGCAACCGTGTGTTTTACCCGTAGGAACCCACAATGGACATCACCGGACTCGGAGCCGTGGCCGACCTTGCCACCACGGTCATCAACAAAATTTTCCCCGATAAGTCGGAGCAGGAAAAGCAGCAACTCGCGTTGACGCTCACGGTTATTCAGGGCCAACTCGACACCAACCGCGCCGAGGCCAGTAACTCCAGCCTGTTTGTGGCCGGCTGGCGGCCGTTTGTCGGTTGGGTGTGTGGTACAGGTTTCGGCGTGCAGTTCGTGCTGGGGCCCTTGGCCGAGTGGGGTTCAGCGCTCGCCGGCCATCCCGTTCATTTTCCGCCGATGGACCTGGGCACGATGATGCCTCTGCTGTTGGGCATGTTGGGTTTGGGTGGGATGCGCAGTGCGGAAAAGATCAAGGGCGTTGATGCTGGGCATTGAGGTGGTTCAGATCGTTTCAGGCGCCGCGATCACCCTCCGCGCAGCCTCACGTATGCCCTCGGACAGATTGCCAACTCCAAGGCCGCGCAAAGCGGCCGCAGAGGCATCGTCGAGTTTGATCGTGTAGCTCCGACCGATTGCTGGCCTGCCTGCCCCCTCGCGGGGACCGCCTCGGTTATCGGGCAGCGCGCCGACCTCGCGTAGCGCGGCGCGCGCCTTACGTTGATCGAGCGCAGAGATCAATCCCGCGTTGCACAGTGCATATACGCCGGCGCGCGTGACAAACAGCGCGCCCACATCGGTGCCACGCGTGACGACGCCTAGAGCCGTACAGCCGGCTGGCAGGATCGGCGCATAGAGCCGCCAGTTGCCCGCCGGGTCAACGGTGATGCGGGCGCGGTTGGGGTTACGACTGGGGGTGCGGGTCTTAGTCATGCTGATACCTCAAAATGAGCGCCACCGAGAGGCCCACTCCAGCCAGCAAACGCGGCTGTTGTGGCGCCCCGCTCGGCATCCTCCCAGCGAGCAACGGCAGCGCGTTCGGCGGCGCTGGCCGATGCCGGGAGGGGCAGCTCCCCGTATTCGGCAAAAGTTGCGGCATAGTCAGCGTAGGTGGCAGCGACCTGCTCAGGACCGCCAAGCGTGGCATCAAGAGCGTCGCAAAATTTGCCCTCAGCCTCGCGCTTGTCGGCGTCGGAGACGGGGCAATCAAAGAGGGTGGCGGTGTAGGTGTGCATGTTCGGCCTCCAATGTCAAATTGTTTTCAGCGAGTCAGAGCCATGATCGCGCTCATAGAGCATATCGGCGTCAATGCGCTCTGCAATCTCACGGGCGATCTCATACCGTCCGATGTTGGCCCGCACCATGTGCTCACCGGCAACGGTGACGATGGAGTAGTCGATGCTGCCGTAGGCGTCGGCGCGAGTGACGATCTTGACTAATTCGAGTTTTTCGCTCATCTCAATATCCAGCCCCTGATCCCCGAGGCGCGGCGCATTCGTCGAATGCATGATTGATAGTATATGCGCGAAATCAAACGGGCGCAAGAACTATTTACTAGGTGTAAACCCTAGATATGCGCTCAACGGGTGGCGGGAACGACCCCTCGCAAACCCATTGTTTGTGTGCTTAAAAATGTGGCAAACGTTCCCGCGAACTCTGCGCTACACTGCGCCGGTGCTGGGTTTTTGCCCTAGATTGTGATTCCTGTTGTCGTGGGTTCGAGCCCCATCAGCCACCCCAAGCATTCATGCGGGTTGCAGCCAAGAAGCGCTGTGATTACAAACAGTAAAATTCCCGCCTAAATTCCCACGGCGGGAATTGACCCAGCCCGGTCTTCGGCGTCTCGCTCCAAGATGTCGGCCATCCGCCTCAGTTCAGACGTAACCCGTCTTGCTGGCATGCGCGGATCGAATGTTGTTCCAACACCGCCCCCGTCGAGTTGGATCAACAGTTCGGTTCCGATACCGTCTACAGCTTTTGTCGTGCGGATGTATTGCAGGCATTCGTTCGTCATAGCGACTTTCTTTTTGCTTCAGTATTGCGGTCGTAGACCCGCGCCGTGGTGGCTGGGTTGGAGTGCATGTCGGGCAGGTTGCCGTGCTCGCGCTTGTAGTGCGTGGCGTAGTAGGCGCGCAGGTCGTGAAAACGGATGCGCTGGGCGATGACTCCCGCGCTCAACGCCGATTTCATGAGCCGTGCCCACGCTGATTTGAAGCCAAGCTCGGTGTGCGAATTGCCATCGCGGTTCGGAAACACGGCGCCCACTCTGGCGTCCTTGGCCAGTGCGCGTAGACGCTCCAACAGGTGCGCAAGCCTCGGGCTGATGGCGATTTTCTCGGTGACTACCCGGCCGCGCTGCTTGGCGCGTGGCAGGCGCACCACATCCGAGCCCACTTGCGGCCAGTGCAGCGGGCGGAACTCGATGCGGCGGCTCCCGGCGAGCGCGCAGAACTCAGCCATACCGGCGAGCACAGCCGCCTGCCCACCGCGCGCCCAGGCCCACGCGATCAACGCTGCAAGGTCTTCGGTTTCTGGCACCTCTTTGCGCGGCTGCTCTTTGTTGCGGCGAATTTGCTTGCAGGGGTTCGCGTCGATCTCGCCGCGATTGACCGACAAATTCATCAGGTTCGACAGCAGCGCCATTTCGCGGTTCGCCCGCACGGGTGCGGCGGCGCGCTCGACGCGCAGGTAGCGGTTGCAGTGGGTCGGCTTCACATCGCGGGCCTGCACGAGGTCAAAAACTTTCAGCAGCGGCTTTGCGCATTGCTCCCAATCGATGCGGGTGGACTCGGCCAGCAGATCCCATTCGGGCGACTCTTTGTACAGGCGCCACAGCTCGGCGACGGTGCCCCGGTCGCTGTTGTCGCCGTTGAGGTCGAGCACCTTGCGGCACGCGGCTATGCGGTCGGTGCCGAGATTGATGGGCTTGCCGCCGATGGGGTGGTATCGGTAGGTGATGAGCCCGTCTTTGCGGGCGCGAGCTTCCATGCGCGGCAACAGGCCGCTGGCACTCTCTCGATCGCGTTGGCGCCCCATCAGCACACTCCCCACACCGGGCCGCGCGTTGAGGCCACCGATGTGGCCCGTGAGCTGCCCAGCACGGCATCATAGTGCGAGCGGTTGACCAGTGGCCGGCCGTTGGGCTTGCGCTCAACGTGCAGGCCCAGGCCGCGCAGAAACCGCACCTTGGCGGCGTTTTGCTTGAGGCCATCGCAGATGGCGTCGATCTCGGCGTCGGTGAGGTCGGGCATCATGCGATCCGCCTAAATTCGATCACCCACACCCACGGGTTCGAGGCCCATGATCCCGCGCCGTTGATGTGCGTCCAAAGATCGTCAAATGCTCCGATGGCGGTGTGGAACGCGCGTGGCGTGCCCTTGATGGCGTGCGGTGCACCGTTGAACAGTCCATCGCGCCCGCGCTGAATGCCCTCGGCGATTGCATCGTCGTCGGTGATTGAATTCAGCCGCTCGACGCGCACACCGGTGATTTCCAGCGTGATGCGGCTGGCCCAGCGGGGCATGTGAAAGATGGGCATGGTTTCCATTCGCGCGCCCAAGCCTCGCTCCCGCATGGGGCTCCCGGCCCCAAGCATCCACCGCTGTCGGCATACATCCAGGCCGTCTTGTCGGTCGATATGGACCCCGATTCACGGACCCACAGACGATCCCCGGGCTGCCCGAGCGGACAACAGTTGATGAATGATTTGACCTCTGGGTGAGGTGCAGCATGGAAGCCATCGCGGGGCTGGGTCTTCACGATCCTGCGCGTCTGAGTCTTCGACCCATTGAGCACGACACGGACCATCGGGCCGTTGAAAATGATGGGGCGCTCTTTCATGGCGCCTGGCCCTCGGCGGCTATGAATCCGTCAATCCACGACAGATACTCGCTGCTGTCAATTTCGTAGGGGTTGCTCGCCTCGCTCCTTCCGGCGATGTATGCGTCGTAGCCCTCTGCGTAGGCGTCGCTCACGGATGATGTTGTCATGCGGTCAGCCCCTCACGCGGCTTCATGAACACTCCGCGCTGGTCAACAAACCCCTGGTCCTCATCGAGGCGGCGCGCGAACTTCGCGCCGTCATTGCGGCGAGCAATCTGTTCGTGCATGTCTTTGCTGTAGTGCCGGATGCCAATCAACACATCTCCGTCTGCGGCTCGAATTGCCGCGCAAACGACCCGGCGCTGCTCGATCGCTGTCGCGGTCATGAGGTGCTCCCGGTAGCTTTGGAGATCGCGGCTCGTGCTGCGTCGTAGGCGGGGCGTTGTTTGCATATGCTCGACGGCACTGCGTTGGCATCAAGCATGGCCCGCAGCGCCGCCAGCAGCTCAGGCGCTGCGGCAATCAGGCGGGCATCGCCTTCGGGGTTTTCTGAACGCACGCCATCATCAAAAAGCGCCCATCGCATGCCTCCATCCGACATTGGGATGCTCACGTGCCACTCGTCGTACTTATGCTTAAAGAAAGCCTCCCACGGCCCCGGCGTGTGCTGCGCACTCATGCCGCCTGCTCCTCTCTCCGCGCGCATTGCGCGGCCCATTGGTTGACGCTGACCTCTGACATTTCAGCGGCGCGCAGCGCGGTGGCCCGATCGACCACTTCGGCGAGCGCATCCATCCATTCGCATGCGTCCTTGGCTTGCTGATATTCGGGGCCACTGAAACCAACGCGGCCGGTGCGGCCGTAGCGCTGCACGACGCTCTCGGCAACCATGAGTTGTAGGCGCATGGCCTCAGCAGCCTCGCGATAGCGATCGGCGTTGCGGCGCTGGAGTGCGCCGGCGACATAGCTCCAGGTCATCGCGCCGCCAATCCATTGCCAAAGCACCTCTTCGGTGGCCTCGCCACGGCTGATGAGGTCGAGGTTGGCGATGTGCGCCAGACCTAGGCCGCACACCTGGCTCTTGCTCAGCTTGGGGCGCAGGCCGGGCGGTGGAATTGGAGCGAAGCGGATGGGGCGGGGTTTGCGGGTCATGGCGCCGCCGTTTGAAATGTCTTCGTGAGTGCGCCGTTCACGCATCGCCCACGGCGCAATAGCGCATGACTCAGTTGCGTGCGATCAGCGTGGCTGTGTGTGGCCTGCCTGAGCAGGCCGATCTTGTAGATGGGGAGGTCGGTGTGCAGGGCCATGGGTGGCTCAAAAGGATTGAAGAATCAAGCGGTCAATCTGCGGACGGCTCTGACTCGGGCCTCAGCGCTCTTGCTGTCGTAGCTCTGGCTGCCGGTGAAGAAGTACTGCAGCCAGGCGTAGCTGGGGCCCGAGTCCTGCGTGCTGGTCCAGTACCACGGCGAGGTGTCGAACTGGTCGCGCAGGTTGGCGTACAGCAGCGCGCTTTGCATGCGCGTCGGGACGGCGAAGTCGGTGTGGCCATCTTCATCGACGGTTTTGGCCCATTCGAGTGCGGCGGCCCAGTCGAGCTTGCAATCAGGCTCGACGGTCGAGAGCACCAGGTGGTGGTCTGGCTGGCCTTCTTCGCCACGTGCCAGGCCGGCGTAGATGCCGCCTTGGCCGACCCATCGCTGGCCGATCTTTGGCGGCATCGCGGTAGGGCGGTTGGCCTCGGGTGCAGGTTCGCGAAGCAGCGCAGTGACCAGCGCGCCGGGGTCGCCCATTGGCGCGCTGAGATTGATGGTGAGGTTTTCGATGTGCATGGTGGATCTGAAGGATTGAAGGATCAAGCGCTGAGCTGAATCAAGCGGACGGCTCTGACTCGGGCCTCAGCGCTCTTGTAGTCGTTGTCCTGGGCGCCGTAGTTGAAGCCCTGCACACAGGCGCAGCTGGGGACCGAGTACTGCGTGCTGGTCCAGTGCCACGCGTTGGTGTCGAAATGCGCCCGCACGGTGGCGTAAAGCAACGCACTGTCAAAACGATCCGGCACAACGAAGTCGGTGTGACCATCGGCTTTAACGGTCTTGGCCCAGGCCATAGCGTCGGCCCAATTCAGTTTCTGCTCGGGTTTGGCCAGCGCCAGAATCACGGCATGGTTGCTTTGAGATTCGGCATTGCGCCGGATGCCAGCAAAGATGCCACCTTGGCTGGGCCAGTATTCGCCGACAAGCGGCACGGCAGTGATGGGCTGTGTGGGCGGGGCGAGGATTTCGGTGTCTTCCATGAGCGTCTTTCTGAGGTTGGTGGTTGAGGTCAAGCAGCGTGTTGGCGAGCCCGCTCACTGCGCAAAAAATGCAATTGCTCGAATTTGTCGAGGAAGGCTTGGCGCCAGTCGGTCCACGCGAACTTGGCGCGCTGCTCGAAGTTCCACCAGTTCACGGGCAGGTGCGTTTTTTCGACGGGCCAGTATGGGCCTCCGACAGGCAGCAGTTGCTGGCGCTCGGTGACCAGCGCGGTGAGATCGGCCCACTTGATTTGCTCCGCGGCCACAAGATGGTCGTACAGCACGCCGAAGCGGCTGAGCACGGCGTGCTGTACGTCGCGCTCGACCTTGTTCCAGGCCTCGCCGATGATTTGCTTCATGGGCGAGCACAGGTCTTGGGTGTAGGCCTCGTGCGCGTCGTGCAAGAGGGCGGCGAGCAGCAGGCTGGGGTCGGTTTCTCCGTCGTGCTCCAGGATTTCGCAGACGAACAGCGAATGCTCGGCCACCGAGTAGGGGCGCACGCAGGCGCCGCAAAATCGGTTGATCTGCGCGAGGTGGTGCGCAATGTCGAGAATGCTGATGCGGTCGAACGGCATGAACCGCAAGTCGATCTCGGCGCCGGTGGAGGTGAGCATCCAGGTCATGCGAAGTGCCGCCCGAGTTGAATGGAGGCCAACGTGCAGATCGCGCCCAAAAGTGCGCCAGCCAATGTGCCGTGGATGACACCGAAGAGCCACCCTTCGGAATACCCGGATGTGTGTCCCTCGTTTCGGCCTTCGTCCAGCCCCTCCTGTTTGCCCGCCTCAAAAATCTCGGCGTGGGTGGGCCGTTTGGCGCGTGGCGGGACTCCGGCGGCGCGCGCTTTCACGGCACGATCCATGTGTTCCTCAAATTCGGGGAACTTGATCGGCGGCGGGGCCTTGCGCTTGGGCGTAGGCACCGACGGCGTCAATATTTCGACATGGGCTGTGGGTTGCTGCGGAGTGGTTTCAGTGGTCATGGCTTTTGCAGTAGTTCGTGAGTTCAGAAACTGGTTTCAAGGCTCAGGTGCAGCCCTGCCGCGTGCCCGCTCTTCACCGGCTTGGGGATGAACGAGAAGCGGGCGGCGAAGCCCGCGCCCAGCGGCACGCGGGCGCTGGGCACGAGCAGGGGCATCACGCGGGCGGCGTCGTAGCCGGTGACGGCGCCCACGGTGAGGGCGAGACGCTGGTCGTCGGTTTGCCAGGTCCAGCCGGCGTAGGTGCTGGTGCGGTCGTAGCTGTTGCGGTAGGTGCCGGCGGTGAAGCCGTTCTCGGCGCGGATGTAGAGGCCGGGCGTGGAGGCGCGCAGATCGTGGCCGCCGAAGTGCGCGGTGGCCAGGTGCAGGCCCACGGTGGCGGCGTTGGCGCTGGGTGCGAAGGTCGCCAGTAATGTGACGACCAGGGCAATCAACGACCAGATCGCAACGACTTGCAGCCAGCCGCGAATGTCGGCGCGGAGCAGGGCGCGGGCGCGCTCTTTGGGGGTGAGGGCGGCGTTGGTCATCACTGCACTCCCATGACGATCAGCACGTTGATCGCGAGCAGCGTGATGGCGAGCACTGGGGCTGACAGCAGCCCGATCAACAGCACGCGGCGGCTCATGTCAGTGCTCCCGAAAACAGCAGCGCGAGAAACACGATGCCGATGAGGGCCGTGCAGAGGTCTGCGTGGGCTGGGTTGCCGAAGAGCTTGCGGAGGGCGCTCATGCGGGCCTCACTGCGAAGCTGAGGGGCTGGCCAGGGAAGCGGGCCGTGACATGCACGCGGGCGAGGCGGCGGGCTTGTTCGAGGTTGCGCGCCCGAAATGTCAGGCGGCGGGGGATGCCATCACGCAGGGTGACGTGGGCGGCGTAGCAGGTGGTTTGCATCTTCGCTCCTTGCACCCGGGATGGGTGTGGAGCGAAGTATCGGCATTCCGGTTCGTGTTGTCAACCGGTATTCCGTTATTTCTGCGAAAATAGTTTACGCTGAACGGTTCGGCGATGGAGAACAGATGGAAAAGGTGAATGGTGAGCCATTGACGCTGGAGCGGCAGGTTGGCTCTGCGCTGGCCATGCTGTCCATGGGCGGCATGGGTGGCGTGGTTACGCAAATGTGCGTGCTGGGGCGGCGTTTCGAGTCAACCGATCCGGTCAAGCAGTGGGATACAACGCAGTGGATCTATGTGGCCAGCCGGCTGGTCAGCGCGGTGATTTGCGGGTCCGTGCCTCTGCCTCGGATGAGGCCGATTGCAGTAGATGAGCAACAGCGCCTGACTTGGTGAATTCGATCCACCAGACCTTGTAGTACATGGTGTCGTGCGGTGGTGAAATGATGTCGCCCGTGGCCAACTCGCCCCCGTGCACGTAGGCGCATTCTGGTTCGTGGGGATCGCCATCGAAGCGCAAGGTATAGCTGCGGGCGTGCGTCATGGCGGGCGCGTCAGGTTTCGGGGAGGTCGAGACTGACGCTGTGGCGCGCGTCATCGCCACCCCAATACAGCCGGGCGTCCACACCAAACTCTTGGAATTTTTGCAAACCGTCTCGCTTCAGCGCGTTGCGAAATTCCACGGCGAAATCGCGGCCGAGGTGCCCGACCTGACGGCCAAGAATGTGAACAGCGACGGCGTTTTTGTCATGTGCGTTGCCATCGTCCAGTGTCAGCGTGGCCATTCCAAACCACTCCCCGCCCAGGTCATCCGGGCGCAGTTGGCGGATCAGCGCATTGAATGAATCGGCATGAAAACTTTCGCCCACCACTTCGACGCTAAAGCGTCCATTGCCTCGTATCTTGGGCAGCGTATCCGCCGGGCCGATCGCGTGGGAGTCAGGCGATAGATTGCGTGGCGGGTAGGTCCATGACTTCCATACGAGCCATGCAATGACCAGAAAGCCAATGGCGGTGATGATGAATTGAAGTTTCAATCTATTTCCTCCGATGGATGGGGGTGGGAAACTGGTACAACTTGGCGCTGCCCGTCATGCGCTGCGCCGTTTGTCGATGCCCGCGGCGGGGGCTTGAAGTTGCAGTGTGAGTTCACTGGCCAATTCGGTGTTGCCTGGGTCGCAGGCAAATCGTGACAGCACATCGGCGAGGGTTTTTTGTCTCGTGGCGGTGTGCCGCAATAGCTGGGCGCGCAGTTGGGCCACAGTCTCTTCGATGCTGGTCGGTGCCGCTACTTGGTAGCGCCCGATCTGATCGTTTACTGCGTGACCAATGCCATCGAGCATTTGGTCGTCGCCAGTTGCCAGCCAGCGGGCATTCACACCGCAAGCGGCGGCAAGTTGGGCGGTAAATGCTGAGCCGTGAGCAATTGTTTCAAGTTCCGAGAGGGTGCTCTGTGTTATCCCCGCAAGCGGCGCCAATTGTTTTTGGGTGAGCTGTGCATGCTTGCGAGCAAGCTTCAGCCGTTTTCCGTAATCGGTGCTCATTTGCCAACGGTACGGAAAACCGATAGCGGCTGACCTGTTGCGCATATACCGGAATGCCGGTATTCTTCGGGCCTATGACACCAATCCACTGGCCGGACCTGATCCGGAAATTGATCGACTCGGGGCTCACTCAGCCTCAACTTGCGGAAGTTTCCGGGTGTGGTCAATCGACCATCAGCGATTTGTTGACAGGCAAAACCGCCGACCCACGAACAACCACGGGCCTGGCGCTCATCCGCCTGGGCAATGCCCGCTGCGATCTTGGGTTGAGTCTTGATTTTCTCGACGCCGAAGGCGCCCCACCCATCCCCAACACCATCACGGAGAACCGCGATGCGGCTTGATCGAGTAATGGAGCGCCGTGT